GGTTTTTTTCTTTGAAGATAACTCAAGGAAATCAGCCTTAACTACAAATATTTCCTTGGGGATTGCCCACTTGTCGGCATCTATATCTATTTCTTCCCCTATATAATGACCTACTTTATGAGTAGTCATATTGTAAGATTTATACCATTTCATTGCTCAAATATTTAGCGATGCCTTTCTCAACATCATTGAATGTTTCAACCTCTATTTCTGCAATACTAAAATGACGTCTCTCGTGCTCCCACGTTCTATTACGTCCTGTGAAGACAATCATAAGGTAATGATGGGTATCATTTTCCTTTAAAAGCATTAAACTTCCCGCGTCAGGAACCATATAATACAAATATCCTAACGAAGCAATATGCTTTTTAGTCTTATTAATGAGTTGCGTTTTAGTCCTAGTCATTGTCGTAGTCGTATAAGAGTAAGAATCTTGCTATTAAATTTTCGTCAAAAAAAACATAATTTTCATCTGAGAATCTTATTTCTCCATCAACAGATGTCATCTTATATTTCTTGATAAATACCATAAAGTCTTTCAAGATAATATTTGGGTCAGATAGCTTTGAATTAATCAAAAACTGACTCTGCTCGCCGTGTTCATAGCCTCTCATATAGGCATCTCTCAGGTAGATTCCGACACCTTCTTTGATGTCTTCTAACTCATTGTTTAGTATGTCTTTCATTGTTTGGTTGGATTATAATATTGTAAGTTTGTTTTATTAGTATGTCTTCCATTAAGCATTTGGCATAAATATGTTCTTGAATATTTGTAATTTTTTTCAGCGTCTGTAATTGAACTGTAAATTACTCCTGTTTTTAAATCAATCACTGGGATACTTCTGATTTCTCTAATTTTCTGTCTTTGAAATTCAGATGGAGCTCTCAGATTATTTGCAAAAGAATGTGTAATATTTTCTTGATTAGTACACCATTCAAGATTATTTATATTATTATCTGATTTAATTGCGTTTATGTGATTTACTTCTGGTTTTAAATGCGGATTTAAAATAAACGATTTAGCAACTAAACGATGTATATAAAATCTTTTTACACCCGATTTGTAAAGAGATACTGACAAATATCCTCCTCCTGTTTTGTTCCCGCTTAATACTTTCTCTCTTCTTTCCCAACGAGATTGCAAACTTTTTACTCTTCCTAAATTTGACACCTGATACAATCCTTCGTAGCCTTCAATGTCTTTCCAAATTTCTTCCATTACATTTAAAATAAAAAAGCCCGCTACGTGAGAGAGTAGCAGGCTTTAGTGGATTTTAATCCTAAAAACCACTGAAAAGCTCTCACCCTTTTCACTGGTCGTGCTACAAATGTATGCTAAACTTTTTTATTCTCCAAATAATCGGTTATCATTAACTCTACAACGTGTTGATACTCTTTACACTCTATTAATGCATATCCATCTTGCTCTTCGTGGATATGAATTAAGTAGCACCCTCCTATCTTTAAGTTGGTATTCCGTTCTAAAAGTAGCTTATATAGATTAAGCTGGATACTATACGTTGTTAGTTCGCATTCTTGTAAAAAACTTATAGGCGCAAGCATCCTCTTTCTGTATTTGCTGAATTCGTTAATCTCTTTATTAGTTTTATAATCTATAATAATTATCTCATTGCGCTTCTCACTCCAGAATAAACCATCTATTTGTCCAGCTATTCCTAGCTCATCGTCTCCAACGACTAGCTCTAAGGCGATAGGGTATAGGTTATATTGTGACTCAGCGTAGAAATCAAGAAACATTTTCTTGCAGGCTTCTAGTCTTTCTTTCATTAGTCCCTCTCCAAATCTTTCATCGTAAACCGAGTAGTCAATAGGGAACACCTTATTATTCCAGTAGTCTTCAGCTATCTTATGAAGAAGAGTTCCCTTTGTCCGAGAGAAGTCCCCTTTGAAATCCCAGTCATCTAACACCTCCTGCTTGGATATCTTCTTCTTCTTCGCAACCTTCTCTGCCATCCCTTCTGAGTCAAACTTTTCCTTGTACAGACCAATAAACCCAGTACCTGATATTAGTTGTTGTTCTCCTACAAAATACTTATGCTCCTCATCATAGTACTTAATGTGCTTAAACTTGGATAACTCCTTGTATATGTTCATAACCTGTCGTTGTTGATTAATTTTTTTTGTATCCAAAACCAAGAGTCCACATACCACTTCTTCCAATTCTTAGCATACATTTTGTTCGACTTTGGATAATAATTGAAATCGCCCCAAAAATCATTTTTTGTGTCAATATTTAATATTGTGCCATTAAATTTAAGGTCAAATCCCTTATCTAATAAAGCATCTATTTTATTGCTTTTTAGGAATCCAGTAAACCTTCCCATATGAAATATTTTTGTCCCAAGGTGCATCCTTCTATATGAACCATGATTAGAATCATCATCCTTTAGCTCATCCATTTCTTCTTTTATACATTTTCTGTATAGCTTATACTCTTCTATGATGGGTTTAATATCTTCTTTTGTTTTAATTTCTATCCAAGACATATTAAAATGGTGCTACGGTTACATTGTTGTCAAAATCTACTTCCATCTTATTAATCACAGAGTTGTGATATGCAGGCTCAGCTACTGTGAAACGAAATAATTCTTCTTCTTCATCCGCTACCCTATTAGTAGTCACATCGCAATACCTAACCACTCCACCTGTCATTCCATCTCTGTTCTTTAAAAGGATGAATTCCAGTGTGTAATCCATTGCTGGAACAGGTTGATTATTTGCACGTGCTTCTGTCTGAGCATAATAATAGGGTCTATACAATCCAATCACAACAGACGCATCTTGCTCGATATTACCTGAGCTTCTAATATCAGATAATTGAGGACGCTTGTCGCTTCGACCCTCAGCTCCGCGGGACAATTGACTCAGGCAAACAATTGGTATTCCAAGTTTACGTGTCAGCTTCTGAATCTTATTGGAAACAGAAGATACTTGACTGAAGTCATCCTGCCCGCGCATTTGATTGTCTCTAATCAACTGCATATAATCAATCACTACTATGTCAATCTTGTTCTTTCTACATTCGCCAGTCAATATCATTGACAAGTAATTGACGTCACGATTATCTGAGTCATAAAAGAATATAGGCAGTTGCTTCAATTCTCTAGCATTAGATAATCTAATCTTCTTAACGTCCTCTTGAGTGATTCGGTTAGCCTTGATGTCAGAGTACTTGTACTCAGGTGCTTCAGATGAAATGTAACGATACATAAGCGATTCCTTTGGCATCTCTAATGAAAGAAACAATACTCTCTTACCTGTTTTTGCGGAGGCTTTTGCAAAGTCTAAACCTACAATAGTTTTACCCATTGAAGGACGAGCCGCCACAACAATCATACCTTCTTGCCATCCACCTAGTGCGTAGTTCAACTTCCTTGAACCAGTATCTATCCCCGAAAACTTAACGTTCCCTGCATTAACTTCTAGCTTATCCATTACATTATCATAGACTTCGCTAAGCGTAAATATCTCAGTAGATTTAGTGCCTTCAACAATCTCAGATAATCCGTTCTCAATAATAGATTGCATCGTTGCAACATCATCCCCGTCGCGAATAGCACACCCAAGCTGAGTAGCAATGTCGTTGTACCTGCGCTTGTTTTCTAATTCGCGAAGGGTGACACATACACTAGTCAAATCAAAAGCTCTTTTAGGGAGTAGCTTAATTACCTTAGAAGAGTCTATGTTTAATTCCGATTCCTTTGATTTAAGGTCTCTAAATATATCATAACGAGTAAACGCCTTACTGTCTATATTAAACTCAACCATCGAAGCGAATGACGCCTTCATCAGCGGGTCTATAAAAACTTCTGCATCTATTATTTTAGAGGCATCCTTTACTAGGTGCGGGTGCTCTAATAAATAAGAGACTACGTCTTCTTCTAATAAGGTATCTACTATGTTATTTGATTTCATCTTTAAAAATTATCAGGTATTTCTATTTCTGTTATTTTACTTGCTGATATTGGAGTAGTTGTTAGCGTAGTGTTAGGCATCTCATCTTCCCATACACGATGACCTATGTAGCGTTCGGGGTCTTTACGGTATTTCACTTCTCTACTAGCGATATATAATGGTAAAGCCTTAAATATATCTTCTATCTCTTTTTCTTTTAGCTTACTCCATTTAGCTTTAGCCTTATCCTTTCCTACCTTTTTGTTGTATAGATTCCAAAAGTCTTCAAACCTATCAATAGATTTATTATTTACTTTTTTATTATCTTCTTTATTATGTGGTTGAATTTTACCAGAGGTATGGTCATTTTTTACCAGAGGGGTATGGTTGAATTTTACCAGAGGGGTATGGTCATTTAATACCATAGGTATAAGCAGTCTTAACTCTCTGACATCTATCTCACCATTAGGTTTTCTTTTAACAATCCTTGATAGAATTCCTTTTTGTTCTAGTTGACTAACCCACTTACGTACATTCTCTGAGCTTACTCCAATCGCTTTACCTAAATACAGATTACTTGCATAGCAATATCCATCCTTAGCGGATAGACTGTGAATCAATCCCATAAGAACCTTGTGAGAACACGATAAGTCTTCTCTGTTTAATAACTCGAAAGGGATTGTTATAAAACTCATATCTCTTGCAGTATTTTATCTGCGTTTTTTATTGCATTAAGAATACCATCTATCTTTTTTACTAGTATATCATAAGACTCCATCTCAGGCTTAGCATACTTAAAAACAGCTAGATACTCATCTAATTCTATCTCGTAATACTTCTTGCGAAAACGGACAACAGCTAGAAATGCTTGATTC